GTGGGTTCCGGTGCTCCAGCACCACGCATCTCATCCAAACTCATATCCAGCGACGGTGTTGGAGTGTTTTGTTTAACCGCAATGTTTTTGGCTTGTGGCGTAAATTCGATGTCTTCAGGTCGTGACACGTTTTTCATATCACCCGCCCCCTCTCATTTGGATTTCACGGTCGATATTGTCCAACAAACGTTGGTATGATTCAAATTGTTGCCCTGCAGGTTCTTCCATCAAGCGGGCCATCAAACGGCGGCGACCTTCTTGAAGTTCTTCAGTAGATTTGCCTGTTAGGTTAGGTTCACCAGGAGCTGGTGTAGCTCTTTCCATTCTTACTTCTGGAATGGGTGGAGCATCACCCATCGCGGGTTCGCGGGGTTCTTCTACGGCTGCAGGTTGTGGCATTTCGCGCCTTTGTTGATGGAGTGAGTGTTCTTTTCTCCGAACATCCTGCATCGGGTCAAACGGTTCTGCAGGCTGTTGGCCTGCTTGAAATTCGAGAGCTTCACGGGCTGCTTGGTGTCTTGGGTGTACTGGGTATGCCATGTTTTATCCTTCTGGAGTTCTGTAACCGGCTCCACCGGCCATGCCGCCGATAGCTTCCGTTGGAATTGAAGGTACGCCTGGAGGCATACCACCTGTAGCCATTGTATCTTCTCCAGGAGCGCCCATACCTTCCGGTAACGGTGCTTCGCCCTGTTGAATTTGTGCTTGTTCTTGGTCTACTTTCATCTGTTGCAGTTTTTGAGCCTGCAACTCTTCTTCTGAAACCAGAACATCCCGCCCAATATCTAAAGTTTCTAAAAGGTGAGACATCAACTTTCTCTGGTCGACATTCTCAGACATCATCAGAACTTCTAGGAACTGTGAGAGCTTTTTAATTTGCGCAGCTTTGGAGTTTTCAGTTGGACTATACGGTACAACTTCGTAGTCGATATCTAATGGTTCTTCTACTGCTTCCCCTCGACGTAGGGCTTCATCGGATTCAAAAGGATCCCGCGCTAACAAGTGTTTGCGTGCAACAGTTCGTGCCGCAGCATCGCCAGTTACACGTACAGGAATTTCTTCTTCTGAAGTGAGGTATTCCTCATAAAAACCAACAGTCGTTTTTGCCATGTGCTCAATCACAGCATTGATGAGCTTGGTTCTGCGGCCCAAACGGGTTCGCATGGCAGAATCTACGAGCGCAAGTTCTGTCGCCACATCCGTAGATCCGGCTTGGCCGCGAGCGTAGTCAGGAATGCCCAATACAAATTGGATCGAACTTTCAATCCGATCTCTAATCGTGTCAAAACTAGGAGAGAGCGCAGACGTTGGCGTTTGCCCCAAAAGGTCCGCGAGGGGGGCGGCATTTTTACCGCGCAGCCTAACCACATCTCCCGGACTGGTGGCGTTCGAAACTTGGTCGACGAAATCTTCGGGATCGTCGCATAGGGATTCATTAACGACTGTGACTGGGATTGAGGATTGTGCATGACGCAACTCCAATGTGTCCAGTTCATTCAATCGACGCTGTTGACGTTCTACCAACTGAGAATCGCTCATCCCGCCGATATCAGCCAAGTTTTCATTGAAAGCCAAAAGCTTGAATGGATTCTTAACGAAAGTGTAGGGAAGGTCACCAGCAAAGAGCGGGTCGGTTTCGTTTTCGAGCATGTGATAATAGCGATCGTTGGTGAAGTCGTAAACTTCATAAACAATCACCCACTCAAATGTTTTCCGCATATCCTCGGAAAGTTTGATTGTGGTTTCTTCTTTATCGCTCAACCATTTAGGAAAAGAGCCAAACCGCGCCTTTTCAGCGATTGCAGGATCGTATTCCATCGATCCCCGTTTTTTCTGGCGACGGTTCGTTCTGCCTTCAAACTCTGCCCGTGTGAGGGTGGTTACTTCGATAGCATATCGAATGTCGTCCCACCGACTAACGGTCATGTCGTAGAAGAAGTAGCGAGGGTCGATGACCAGAAAATCTGGACGTTTTTTCGAAAAGTTCCAAACACTTTTGAGAATTGCACGACCATAAACGGAAGACATGGTGGCCATTCGCCACAAAATCTCATGGGCACTTGTACGGTACAGCACATCATTGATTAGGGCTTCTCTGTACTGTGCAGCTTCTACAGTTTCGTCATCCCGCTTTCTCGGAGCACATGTGACCCTTGGGGTAGGCGGGGTAACGCTGGCGACCATCGTATCTGTGAACGCATATAAATAATTGTTTTCGACCAAAAGAGCGTCAGCATCATCATCTGTATATTCGCCCCAATACTCAGAACGATACCATGCACGCCATTTGTCGAAAGACTTGTGCTCTTTCGTAGCTTTTTTAACGTGCGCAGTGATGATTGATTTTAACGTTTTCGGGTCGAGAGCCATTATTTAGTCTCGTCCTTTTTCGCGTTTGCTGCTGCTTTTTTCTTTTCGTCGTCGTCCAACGCTTCTTTGGCTGCGCCTTTAAGCGTATAAATCTTACCGACAGTAACCGAAGGCTTCGGGCCAGTTGGAGGCTTTTTTGGTTTATCTACAGCAGGGGCCAAGTTATCCTCTGCCTCTTTAGTCCGCGCTTCAAAACCTTCGGTGGGTTTGATGTTTGCGTGTTCTTTTTTCTTTTTGTCGTCGCCGTTTGCCATGAACATCTCCTAGATGCGTTAGTGTAACATTTATTACAGCCAATATTTATCGCGCTTCTTGTTTTTCTGCTTCTCTACTTCTTTGTAGTGCTTCATACGTTCGTCGTAAGTCATTGGCCTAAATTCGATTATGTTGTCTTCTGGCTTCGAAGACCTGCGAGTACGCCGGGGCGCGAGTCTAGCGCCTACAATCGCCATTGTAAGGGCAGAAACCTTATCCCAGTGGTGCCTATCCCGCCTCCTACGTGAAGGTTGGCCCCGAGACAACTCGGAATTTGCACCTTCTTCAATTCTCTTGTCGTTTTTGTACGACATTAACTGTTCAACCGTATTTTGGTCGTTCAAAACCAATTCATCGAGCAAAGCGTCAATCAACCAGCCGACACACTCGTCAATTGACTTCGCTGTACTCGTAAATCCCGGTTTACGTCGTTTTTCGTAGAAAATATTTGGGTATTCCCAATCTCGAAGCAAAGAAAGGACACCCTGCCCAACTCCATTCGATTCTACGATGATATTGGCCTTATTGTACCTAAGACCTGTCTCAACGAGCTTTGTTGTGAAGGTCAATGGGTCTGAGTGCTCTGCATAGCAGGCAACTTGTGTCCATTCGCCTTCAAAACACTTCAAAACCTGAAATGAGGCGTGATCTCGGGCGGCATGACCGCATGGATCGGCTCCGATCACATATACTGCACCCGGTTCTGGTTTTTCGTACTCTCGATACGGAGCTTGCCAAGGAACAAGCGTTTTTTCCTTGTGCCTTTCGAGTGCATGGTCTGGAATGGCCGCATTTGCCGCCATAATCCAACAAGAAACGTCATCGAAAGGATAAAAAACGTTGAACAGCTCTGGTTTTCGCCGCAAGTGCTGGTCAGTGTTCAACATGAAGCGACGAAACGCTAAATGTTCATGTGATAGACCCTCATGCCCATATTTATTGAGCATGTTGATTTCTTCATTGTCGAGCGTCCAATCTTTTTCCCAAGTACGTTTATTTAGATGCCCATCCCAGAAAGGGAAGAACTTATATAAGTGCCGACCTTCCCCAGCTTTGGCTGTGAGACAGTGTTCATGCCAATCTGACCGAGCCTCCCAGGGCGTACACTCAAATATAGCGAGTGCGTGGTCCCGGTTTGCGAGTGAAGGCCAAATCAGGAACATCGACCCGGAGAAATCTGCCCAAAACGCACACTCAGACGCATGAAAAGAGTCTGGAGATTGACCAATACCTACAGCACCGGATTCAGCGGAAAGAATACGCATCTTTCCACCCATCTCAGGCTTGAACGTCAACTGCCTGCTTTCTCTGGAGTGGACAGTTTGAGAACGGATACTTTCAGGCCACTTATTATGTAGATGGTGAACACGTTTATGTAGGTATTCAGCGCGATCTGTATTATCCGCGATACAAACGTGGTCCCAGCCCTGCGAATATGCTGCTTTCGGGTAGCAACCATACTCAACCGACAATGACTTACCCATCTGACGGGCTGTGAGGATGGTCAGAAACTTGGTCTGCCCATAAGTAGTACGGGGCGTATTACTCAAATAGTCAATAATATCGACCTGCATCCGGTCTGTGATCCGTGTCGGATCATAGCCTACGAATTGCCCCGTTTTTTGGTCATGCACCTTTCCAAACGCAGGCAAAGACTTTTGCGGATTCCGCAAGAAATCTAGAATCTGCTCTGGATTAGGGTTTGCCACTACCTACTCGTTGGTTGCGATTTTGTGTTCGACGATTTCGGTGAAGAGGTCTTCCACACCGATTTCAGGTTCAGGTAACTGTTTTTGTGGCTCTACTTCAATCACGGGCTTTTCTTCCAGGTTGACCCCGCTCATTTGAACCAACTGCCCGATGAAGTTGATTTCCTTCCCACTATTGCTCATCGACTCTGTTTGAATCAATGAATAAATCAATTCAGCCCACTGGCGCATTTCTCTTGACGCGCCAACCGTTACTTCTTTCCTGAGCAACGCGCCCATCATTTCGGCACTGAAATCCTTTAAGTCATTAGAATCTCTAAGCTTTCCCGTCTGAGCCAAAGCCAAAATTGCTTCCGCAGTTACTTGATGGTCGTCGCTGGGCGCTGGAAGCGCACTATCGGAGAACAAAAAATCTTCTGCGGTCAAATTCTTTTTCATAGTGCGAGTATATCCTGTTTTGGGAATTTTAGTGGAACCAGCCATTTCGGCTGCGTATACACGCGGCTTTCCAACCATTCGATTGTTTTGCGCAATTCTTTTTGGTTTCTCCCTTCTTTATACACCCATTCCAATTTATCTTCTACACTCGGCCAAACTAATCCAGGCCGATACAGTGTTCTTTCTATTGGACAACGCCTTACGCCTGTCTTAATCTGGGTTGAGATGTAAGGATGAGCCCAAAAACGTTCCCAAGCGTTCCGCTCTCCCCGAGTGACATTTCCCCTCCGCGCCTCCCCTTGTAAGGCTCGTTTTAGTATTTCTGCAGTAATCCTATTCGGACATGCCGGGACGGGATTCGTCCCCAGCGCCCAAAGTTTGAACTTCCGGCTCTTAACTAATGCAGAAAAATACTTTTCCATCAGAGATACCCAACGTCCCTTTTTCTGCCCAAGTAGTTTTTGGATCGCTCCTACGGGCATCCCCGCCAACCACCAATGGGCAACCGCTTTCCCCTCCCCCTCAAACTTCTTAAAACCCCAGAAGCGGGAACCGACTTCCGGCGCAACAAGAATCGCACAGGCCACCTCGTATGGGCTCGGCGCCTCTTTCAGCCCAAAAGATTTGATGGGGCAGAACTCTTCCGGCCATTCTGGTGGCGCCACGAACAACCGTTCATCCCACATGGCCATCCTCAACGGCGTACACCGATACACCAACGACCGAATCACCTCAATCGTACGATTGCCGTGCGGATTCGCGAAGCAATGGATGTTCTTCCGCTCCATATAGGGCGTCCGCATATTGAACGCCGTAACCCAGTGCCAGAGCGTGGTGTCTACGCGATCCAGAACCATGCCCTTTATATTCTTGTCTTTTCTGATCAAGCCCATCCAAGGGTCTGTTTTCGGTGATGACATTCTGAGAACATAACATGCAATTTTTCATAGTTGTCAGAGAGGAGTCCCAAAGAAAAACGATGGCGGGGCGTGGGAGGGGATGCCTTTTGTGGTGGCGCGGCGGGGGGGGGGGGC